AGTGCTGTTCGCCGTGACCGTCATCACGGTGCCGGTGATCGACGCCGTGAAGGAGGCGTAGCCGTCGAGCACAACCAGCGGGCCGGCGTCAACAGCGCCCGTGGCGGCGTTGACCATGGTGGTCGTTACGGCAACGCCCGTGGTGGCCGATGCCGCGCTGACGAGGGTCAGCGTAGCGCCGGTCGGGTTGGCCGATGCGACCACGGCAGCGGCCGCAGCACTGTAGGGCACGATGTTGAGGGTGGTGACATGCTCGCCGAGGAACCCGCCAGTGAACGCCGACGACATCTGGCCGTTCATGAAGGTGTACGGGAGGCGGGGGTCCAGGATGCCAGAGCCCGCGTACATCAGCGAGGAGCCGATGTTCGGGTTGTACTCAAGCCCGGTGAGGGGAGTCTGGCCGAAGGTAAGGACCGGCCCCGAGAAACTGGTGATGCTCATGCGGTTTTCTCCTCGGCGGTTCTACCGGCCTCAGTGAGTGTTACTACATTCGACGAGTGCTTGTCGAGATACTTGAGTGCCGCGAGGAGGACGCTGCGGTCATCCTTGGCTTGGCCGAGTAGCGAGTTGCAGTACGAGCACAGCAAATCGCGAACTGCTCCCGTGGCATGATCGTGATCCACCGACAGCGTGCGAACCTTGCCGTGATGAATCGCGATTTCCGGCTTCTCGCAGATGGCGCACACGCCGTTCTGCTTGAGCAGACGCTCCTGGTACTCGTCAAGCGTCATGCCGTAGTAGCGCTTCAGGCTGTAGTTACGCTGCGCTTCCTTGGTCATCACGCGCTTCTTAACGCCGCCTTCGTGCACGACGGTCTTGCTGAACTTAGCCTCGGTAAGGTTATCCAGCTTGAAGTTGGCGGTATCGCCGTCCTCGAACCGGATGTTCCCTTCGGGCCATACTTGGTGGGTGAGCAGCCACGCAACCCGGGCCGCAGGAACCTCGTACCCATCGTACCGAATGTACATGTAGCGCGAGGATTCCCCGGTCTTCACACTCGTTCGCGTGCCCTTGAAACAGCCAGCCGGCGATCCAGCCTTGACGTTCTTGGACACATCCTTCTTCCACGTAAAGGTGCCGGCGTCGGGATCGTAAGCGATAACCGAATCCAGAACCTCGAAAGCCACATCCGCGTTTTTCACATTGGGCATAGGATACTCCTTGTCTCCCCACCGTTGGGGCATTTCGGGTGTACCCAACGGTGAAAGGAGAGTCAAGGACATTTCTGTACCCAAGTAACGCGCAAGTAAAACGGGCTCAGGAAGTGGGGAAGCTGCCCCAGATTGAACGATAATTGTAGTAACCGAAGCTGTAGCGCTCGTACCCTTTCACCAGCAAATTATCGGTGACAAAGTCAACCTGCATGTCAGTTTCGAACTTGACACGCTCCATGTACGACAGGCCGTCGATGTTGGTCAGCAGGAACCAAGCATAGGCCGAAGTCAGGAAGTCGTTGACCATGTAGCCTTCGGGCAGACCGCCCGCAGTGCTGACAATCGCGTTGACGTCGTTGTCCGCAGTCCCAGGACGGAGTTCCGTCTTGGTGAGGCGGATCGCGACGGGCTCAAGCTGCGGCGGCACGATCAGCTTCCGGCCACGGGCGAAGACCTTCAGGCCTGCCTGATCGCGGAAGTTGGTACGGATCGAGATCATCGAGTTGAGCAGCGTGGCTTCGTTGAGGTCAACGTCCACGGTCGGCCGGTTCGCGACAGTGCCACCGTCAATCGGGTGCGCCGTCGAGCACAGGGCCACACCGTCACCACCAATCGCCGCGTTGTAGGTCGTCGCGGTGTTGAGGATGTTGGCGCCGTAGATCTCCTTGGTCTGATTGAACGACTCAATCAGGCCGAGGTTCGACGGATGGAACTGCGTCTTGTACAGGTTGTCGTCGATGGCCTTGCGGGTGATCGCGTAGCCAAGGCCGATTTCGTTGTGTTCCTGGTTGTAGACGTAGCGCTCACCAGCGTTGTTGTCGAAGGAGGTCTGGCCGCCTTCGGTCTTCAACTGCGCCAGACCCAGGAACCGCATTTCAGCGGTGCGTTCCAGAGCCATCTTCGAGTTGTGCTTGGTGAAGATCTTGTCATACTGAGACGGAATCATCTCGTATTTTCCTTCCACGCCACGAAGGCCAGGAAGGAGCAGATCCTTGATTGCAGAGAGATTAACGGCCATAGTCGCCTACTCCTTACGAAATGCCGGTCAGCGCGCCGTTGGAGCGCGTGAGGACGTTGTTGAAGGCGACAACCAGCCAGTTGTAGGCCGAGGTCGTATCGGCGCCGTTGGCAGCAATCGGGTTGGTATACAGTTCCACGATGCGGAACGGATACGTTGCCGTGGTCCCGATGGTGTCGATGTACATGCCGCTGATGCCGTTGGCGGTGTTGCCCGTGCCGACGTTAAGCTGGCAGAGCTTGCCAACGCTCGCCTGAGCAACCGCAGCAGCCGAAACGCTCGACTGCACGAGGAACTGGGCGTTCGGGTCGTTGACGATGTACGCGGTCACGTCGCCGTTGGCGTCGCTGCCGGGCCAGTAGTTGCCCCAGACAGTGCGCTTCTGCGCGACCGAGACGTACTTGCAGCCGACGAAAATGCCGGCCAGCGCGACGGTGCTGGCGGTTGCCTGCTTGATGTAGCCGGTGGCCGAACCCGTGACGGGGACTACGGCATCGCCGTAGAAGATAGCGGTAGCGTTGCCGGAAGCGATGAGCGCCGGGACCTGTTCGTAGGTCGGGGCGGAGCCGGTGCCGCGATACTGCGAAAATCCGAAAGGCGCGAAAGTATTCGCCATGACGGTTCTCCTTAGAGACAGCCATCATCGCGCGCCGGGGCGATTTAGACTCGATACATGATGGAATCTCCGCGCCGGGGGAGATTTGAGGTGACAATGCACATGTGTTGCGAAAATTGTCAATACGCTAAATGCAGAAAAGGGCGGAGTGACCCGCCCTTTTCGCTCACAGACCAAGGGGAGGAGGCTCAGTCCGGAATTGGAATCGACTCGTAAGACTTGCTGATCTTGGCGCGGACGCGCGGGTCGTCCTTGCCGAACTCGCCCGGACGCGCGTCGTTGAGTTGCGCCTCCTTGTGCCGGACCTGATTGCGCGCGTTGCGCATATCGCGGGCGCGGGCTTCTTCGTGGATCTCCGACGGGCGCTCCATGAGCACCATGCCCTTGCGTTCGATGATCGGATAGTTGCCGTCGTAGGGCATGTAGGACGGGTGCCGTGAAGTCGGAACGGGCTCCCAGCCGGCACGCGCCAGTGCGACCTGATAAGCCGGGTCCTCGGCGCCAAGCGTCAGCTTGCGCTTCCACTCGTAGGTCCAGCCCGGCGGGATGTCGTTCTGGTCGATCCAGAACTCGTCGGTTCCTTCGTCGGTGTCGCCGAGGTGGTCGCGCAGTTCGGCAGTACGGCGCGCAGCACGGAGTTTGGGGTCTTCTTCGCGCATTGGCGGCCGCATTTCGTTGACAGGGGCCGAGCCAACGAGATCGTCGTCATCGGCGGGGGTCTTGGTGCTCAGCACCGGGCGTCGGGTGTTGTTGGTCATTTCCATAAATCCTTAGTGGAGCTTGCCTTCTTTTTGCAGAGCGAGTTTGTGCTTGGCATATTCCTGCGCGGTCATGCCGTTCATCTCCGCAAATTCGCGCTCCTCCGCGCTGAGCCGGACGCGATTGGGCTGCGTGCCCGGACCGTTGCCGGTCTCGCGTGAGACAGGGGCCGCCGGGGGCGCAGAGCGCCGCTGCGTAACCTGCGCAGCGCCGGCCATAGCATCGTCGTCCTGCTGGACAGGAGCCTTGCGGATGCGCAGCAGATCCTCGACCGACTCAAAGTAGGCGTCGCTGTCCGGGGCGATGCCGTCGGCCACCGCCATGTTGTGCGCCGCGAGCATCTTCTGGTACTTCGCGGTGTCGGTGGCGTACTCGGGGTGTGCGCGGACCCACGCCGCCGAGCGCGGGGTGAGTTGGCTGGCGAGCGCCTCGACCGGGTCGTTGGCGTAAGGCTTGGGGGCTTCCTGCCGGGGCTGCGACTCCAGCGACTGCTTGCCCTGCTCCAGTTGCAGCAGCTTGGCGGCGTTGGACGACATCTCCGCCTGGATGTCGGCAGCGGTGTCGAAGTCCTGCGCGGCCATGGCGTCACGCAAGTTGGCCTTCAGGATAGCGTTGTTCTGCTTGACCGTCTCGATGGCGTTGACGACGAGGTGCAGGTTGGTGTCCTGCGCCTCGTTGCGGGCCTGATGGCTCTCCTGCGCGGCCTGTGCAGCGCGGCGCTCGGCCTCGGCGCGGCTGTTGCGCTCGGCCTCAAGCTGCCGCTTCAGGTCGGCGAGTGCATCGTCCACCGGGTCCTTGGCAGGCTCCGGCTTGTCCTCGGCCTTCTCGATGACAACGTCTTCGGCCGCTGGCGCGTCGGCCTCAAGTTCGACCTCGACGTCGGCTAGTTCTTCGTTTGCGGTGCTCACAGGTATATCTCCTTTCCGAATTTCACCAAATCTGATCGGGATGCTCGACCGTGCCACGAATGCTCGTGTCCTTGAGCACGCGGCAGTGGCCCTCTTTGCCGTTGAGGGTCAGCGCGAAGCCGTCCGACGGGCGGTACCACACCCAACTGCCGACAGTCGGGGAGCCATCGCTCCACCAAGTGCCGTCGGGCTCAAAGGCGTTCGCGCCAACCTTGACCACGAGGCCGACCTTGCCCTGGATGCGGTCCTCCTCGCGGTACTGGTCGGTGAGGATGATGCCGCCCTTGGTGGTGTTGGGCCGCACGTAAGTCGCCACAACGACGTCGTTATGGAAAACCTGCAACCCGCCGAGATCGCCCAGCTTGTCCAGAAGGTCCTGTTTCGGATCAGTATCGTGCTGCATTTCCATATGCGGCATTGGTGCTAACTCCTTAGCGTTTGGAAATAAGTTCCGAGGTTTCGTCGCAGAGATCCGGCACGATGTCGCGCAGCGCACCGATGCGCCCGACAAGGTGCATGTACTTGCCGTAGTCCGTGATGGCGTTGATGTTCAGGAGTTCGTCGCGCAGAAACTCGACGCGCTTGTCCGCAGCCTTGCGGAACTCAATCTCGAATAGGGTATCCAGCGTCATGTCATGTCCTGATACGATAAGGGCGGTGC